TATTTCTCATGCATATACCCGGAAAGTGTAATTCCGTCCGGCATTTCCCGCCGTATTTTTCTTGCGAATGGGATGAACAGTATCAGGCATAAGATATTCGGCACTAAAAACCAGAACAGCCCTGCAATGCCATTCGAGTAGGCTTTCTCTGCCGACGTGAATAATGCCGGCGCCCATATCCAGGTTGCCGCAATACTCATTGCCGATACCACCGTTCCCATGTCACGGTTCCCTACGTGGAAGCTTGTACCCCCACCTTCCTGCTTTGTGAATAGTTTCGTTGCACCCACCATCAGGAGTGCATAGACAATCAATACGATTATCCCTGTCATTGTGATTCCT